GGTCATCTCCGGCGGGGTGATCCACCGCGACGACGACCGCCTCACCACCGCCGTCGCCGCCGCCCGGCGCCGCACCGCCGGCGGCGGCTGGCTGTATGACCGCCGCCAGGGCCCAGCCCTCCCGATGATCGCCGCCGCGCTGGCCGCCTGGGCCCTCGAGGACCGCTCCCGCACACCCCCCACCATCACCTGATTCACGATTCACGAATCGTGTATTGAACCGCTCAGTCGTCCTGTAACCGCGTGGGGGATGACCGGGGGTGATCCCCCACCCCGACCCGTCTGGGGCGGTCATGGCCCATCCTGGGCGTGTTACCGGCCACGATGGTGGCGTGGCCCGCTTCCGGATCCGATCATTGCCACCACCACCGGCACCGCCGCCGGGCACCAGGGCGTCGGGCCCAGCGCCGGGCCCGGCGTCGCCGGTGGAGGCCGCCCTCGCCGAGGTGCTCCGCCAGCGTATGAACGGCGAGGACCTCGACCCCTGGCAGCTCCCCGTCGTGGTCGCCTGCCGCGGGTTGATCGCCGACACGATGGGCCAACTCCCGCTCATCACCCTCCAGGGCCGCCGGCCGCTGCCGCGGCAACCGACGCTCACGCTGCGACCGAACCCGCACGAACCGCGGTGGCTCACCTTCCATCGCCTCGCCAATCAGTTGACCCGGCCCGGGTACGTGTTCCTGCTCGTCACCGACACGGACGCGTCGGGCCGGGCCGCGGCGGTGCGGGTCATTGACGCCGCCGACGCCGCCCCGACGTTCGATCCCGTCACCGGCGATCTGGACACGGTGAGCGTGAACGGCGTCGAGCGGGTGCCGGGCCTCGACGTGATCTGGATCCCCTACACCGTCGAGCGCCGCTCGAGCCTCGGCGAGAGCCCGCTGGCGGGGTGCCCCGCCGCCATGGATTTTTTCGCCGCCCTGTTCTCCATGGCCGGTTCGTTCTGGGAGGCCGGCTACCCGAGCCTCGTGGTGAAGGTCGCCCACCGCCTGGCCCCCGGCCAAGCCCAGGACATCAAGCGCCAGCTCATCGAATCCATGGGCGGGCGCCACGAACCCGGCGTGATCGACCAGGACGGAGAGATCGCCGCCCTCGGCTCGAGCGCGGTGGAGGCCCAGCTCGTCGAGTCGATCGCCATGGCCAACGCCGAGGTCGCCCGCGCCTTTCGCATGCCCCCGTCCCTCGTGAACGTGGCGTCGGGGGATTCGCTGACGTACACGACCGTCGAGGGCGAGATGCGCCGGTGGCTGGCCACCGGCCTCGGCGCCTACCTCTCGAGGGTCGAGGCCGCGTTCGATGACCTCACCCCCGCCGGGCAACGGACCCGGTTCGACACGACCGAGCTTCTCCGCACCGACTTCACCGGCCGGGTCGAGGCCTACTCGACGGCGCTGGCCGGCCAGGCCTGGCTCTCGGTCGACGAGGTCCGCGACCTCGAGGGCCTCGACCCGATGACCACCACCACGCCCGCTACCAGCCCAATGACGCTCACCGACGCCGTCCCCGGCGCCTGACCAGGAGGCCCCGATGGCCGCACCTCAAACCCTCAACACCTCAAACCCTCAGCGTGTGCGGGCCCGGGCGCTGGCCGAGGCACCGCCGGCGACGATGATCCACGCCCGCCGCTCGGCCGGCCCGGTCACCGTCGACGAGGCCGGCTCGCTGTACGGGCGCCTCGTCCCGTGGGAGGTGACCGCCAGGGTTTCCGACGACGGCGTCAACTCGTACACCGAGCGGTTCGCCCGCGGCGGCCTCACCGCGTCGGGGTCGGATGTGATCCCGGTCTATGACGGGCACCGCTACAACGGGGCCGGGATCCTCGAGCGGGGCCCGCTCATCGGGCGCCTCGACGACGTCGAGGCCCGCGAGGATGGCCTCTACGGGCGGGTGGTCCTGGCCGACATCCCCGAGGCCGCGCGCCTGCGGGCCCTGGCCCGCACCGTGGGGGCCACGTTCTCCGTCGAGTTCGACGCTCCCACCGCCCCACCCGGCGCCGAGATCGTGCGCACCGGAGCCCGCCTCGAGTCGCTCGCCGTGATGACGCTGCCGCACCGGGGTGCGTTCGCCGGCGCCGAGGTCCTCGCCGTGCGCGCCGCCCCCACCGACCCGCCCGAGGACGAGGAGGACCCGCCCGCCGAGGGCGACCCCCTGGTCGAGGACGACGAGGAGGCCCGTACCGAGGTCGAGGGTGACGCCACCCCCGTCGCGGCCCGGGCCGCCATCCGCCGGGAGGTGCAACGGCTCATGGGCCGGGGCCTGGCCCGCCCCACCGCGCACCCCCTCGCCCGGTTCTCCGGCGCCTACGAGCTCTACGAGGCCGCCCGGGCCTCGCAGTCCGATGAGATCCCGGTCCTGTTCCGTGACGCCTACCGTGCCTACCGGGAACGGGTCACGCTCGCCCGGGCGTTCGTCGACCAGATCACCCCCGACAACCCCGGCGTCATGCCCCCGGGCTGGCTCACCGAAATCTTCGGGATCCTCGACACGGGCCGCCCGGTCATCTCGGCGATCGGCACCCGCCCGCTCCCACCGCAGGGGATGGAGGTCGACTGGCCGTACTACGACGGCGACATGCACGCCCTCGTCGGTGAGCAGGTCACGGAGAAGGCCGACGTCACCAGCGTCAAGGTGTCGTTCAAGAAGGCGTCGGTGCCGATCAAGACGTACGCCGGCGGATCCGACATCTCCTGGCAGCTCATCCGCCGCAGCCAACCGTCCTACCGCGACTCGTATCTGCGGATCCTCAACATCGCCTACGGGATCGTGACCGACAACGTGGTCGGCGACGCCCTCCCGCTCGTGCCCGGCGCCCAGTCCGTCGACTACGACGTCGCCGCCCCGGACCCCGACGGCGCCGCGCTGAAGGCCGCCGTGTTCCAAGCGAGCTCCCTGGTGCAGATCGCCACCGGGTCGCCGGCCTCGTGGGTCCTCGCCGCCACCGACGTGTTCCAAGCCTTCGGCGCCATGCCCGCCATGGCCGCCACCCCCTACGGCACCCAGAACGTGCCGGGCACCGCCACCGCCTCGACGCTCGACGTGAACGTGTCCGGGTTGAAGGTGACCCATGCCCCCGACCTCGCGCCGGGCACGGCGATCGTGTCGAACAATCTGGCCTGCGCGTGGATGGAAGACGGCCCGTTCGTGGTCGCCGCCCCCGTGGTCCCGAAGCTGGGTGAGGACGTCGCCATCTGGGGTATGGGCGCGTTCGCCGCCTTCATCCCGAAAGGGATCGTGCTGCTGGCCAACGCCCTCCCGCTCGCCGACCAGGCCTCGGCCGGCACCCGGAAGAAGTAGCCCGTGACCGACGAGGAGATCGTGGCGGTGGTCGGCGGCCGGATCGCCGCGGTGCTCGGTCTCCCCGCGACGCCCGTACCGGAACGCGTCACCCAGGCGGCGGCCGCCGCCGTCGCGCTCGTCCGCACGTTCCTCTACGGGGACCTCGAGTTCATCAACCCGCCGGGCGACCCCACCCTCCCGGCCGGCGAGGACGCCCTGGTCGGCTACACGGCGCTCGGCGTGCGGGTCTACCACGACCCGGCGTCACCGGGTGGGGTCGTGGGCGGGGATGCGTTCACGGGCGCCGCGATCCCCGAGGACCTCCTCGCCCACGTCATCCACTACTTCACCGTCCATAAGCACGCGTGGGGTTTGGCGTGACCGGCCCGGAATTGGTCGAGGTGCTCCGTGCCGGGTACGCGGCGGCGACCTCGGCGGTGACCGCCGGGCACGCTGCGCCGGCCGAGGTCACCGCCGCCCCCGCCGTGATCCTCCGGCCCGCCGATCCGTGGGTCGTACCGAACCGCAAGATCGGGGCGTGCGCCGAAATCCGTTGGGCGGTGCAACTGATCGGCGGGCGGTTCGATCTCGAGGCGTCCCTCGCCCAGATGGTCACCGGGTACCTCGGTGCCATCACCGCCGCCCGCGCCGCCGGTGTCGGCCAGATCGGCCCGCTCGGCCTGGTCGACCCGACCAACATCGCCGGCGTCGACCTGTTGTCGGGCACCTTCACCCTCACCCTGCACCACGACCCCGGAGGCCCTTGATGGGTAACTACTTCGATGATGTCACCTTCACCCTGGCCGTCCCCCCCGGTGGCACCGAGATCGACGTGTCCTGTGATGTGACCGCCGCGACCCTCACCCCCGACACCCCCGAGGAGATCCGCAAAAGGTTGTGCGGGCAGAAGACCGTGACCGGCAAAACTGTCTGGTCGCTCGAGCTCACGTGGGATCAGAACTGGGCGGTCGGCGCCACCGGCCCCCCGATCGTCGACCCCGGGCTGTCCCAGTTCCTGATCGACCACGACGGTGAGCTGGCGGGGTTCACGATCATCTGGCCCCTCGAGGCCACCCAGGCCACCGGCACGATCCATTGCAAACCGGGTGCGTTCGGTGGCACCGCCGGCGAAATCGCCGAGGCCAGTTTGACCCTCGGGCTCGACGGTGCCCCGGTCTTCGGGCCCATCACCCTTGTCGCCGACGACCAGGCCGCCGGCGACCAGGCCGACGAGACGACCTATGCGGGGTCCGTGGCGTGACCACCGAGCTGTCCCTCAGCTTCACGTTCGACGTGACCCTCGACGGGAAGGAGTTCCGTGTCACCAACCGCCCGGGCGACGTGTTGCGGTTGCGGGCCCAGTACGGCGGCGGCGGGAAACTCGACGAGGAGATGACGGCGGGGGGGGTTGCGTCCTATCAGGTCATGTTCGACTTCGCGTGGCAGGCGGTCCGCCACCACCCCGACTACCCGCTATTGACCCAGGACGAGTTCCTCGACCGGTGCGAGAACTGGGCGATCGTGCGCGACGAGGGCGCCGTCGCCCGCCCTACCGTCGCGGATCCGTCGAGCGCACCGTGATCGAACTGGCGATCGCCACCGGCACGGCGCCGTGCGATTGGTGGGACGAGGATCCGCGCACGATCACCACCGCCGCGGCCGTGTTGAAACGCAACGCCACCCGCCAGAACCAGGCCCAGGGACGCCGGCGATGAAGGTCGAGGTGCAGGTCGAGGGCCTCAAGGAAACTCTTAAGGCGTTCAACAAGTACGGGAAAGACGCCAACAAGGAACTCCGCCAGGCCGCCGGCGTCGAGGCCGACCGCATGGTCGCCGCCCTGCAGGTCGCCGGCGCCATGGCCGGCGCCCAGGCCGAGCTCACCGCCACCTCGGTGAAGCGCCGCTCCGACCGGGTACCGGTCATCGTCGCCGGCGGCTCCCGCCGCATCCGGCCCCGCACCCGTTCCAAGCGCAAGGTGTCGGCCGGGGACGTGTTCTTCGGGGCCGAGTTCGGTGGCGGCCGCCGCCCCACCACCCGCCAGTTCCCGCCGTGGCAGGGCCGCACCGGCTACTGGTTCTGGCCCACCGTGCGCCGCCACCTCCCCGAACTACGCCGCCGCTACATCGCCACCCTCGACGACCTCGCCCGCAAATGGGCCGCCGGCGGCAACCTCCCCGACTAACCCCCCTATCTGAGTAAGTGAGGTGTTGAGTTGGCTGACCGGGACATCGCCGTCAAGTTCACCGGTGACTCCCGCGACCTCGAACGCGCCTCCGAAAAAGCCGAGAAGTCGATCGAGGATTCGGGCAAGTCGATGGGCGGCTCCCTGGCCGGCCTGGCCGGGCCCGCGGCGATCGCCGCCGGCGCGGTGGCCGGGATCGCCGTCGTCGGCTGGGACCTCGCCCAGGCCGCCATGGAGGACGAGGCCGCCGCCTCCCAGCTCGCCCAACAACTCCGCCAGGCGGCCGGCGCCTCGGATGAGGCGGTCGCCGGCGCCGAGGCCTACATCACCACGCTCTCGAAAGCGGCGGCGGTGGCCGACGACGAGCTGCGCCCGGCGTTGGCCACCCTGGCCACCGCCACGGGCGACACCGCCAAAGCCCAGGACCTCCTCACCCTCGCCACCGACATCTCCGCCGGTACCGGCAAAGACCTCGAAACCGTCACCGCCGCCCTGGCCAAAGCCCAGCTCGGCTCGATCGGCGGGCTCTCCAAGTTGGGGATCGCCACCGAGGGCGCCGACGGCAAGGCCATGTCCCTCGAGGAAACCCTGGCCAAAGCGAAGACCACCTTCGACGGCGCCGGCGAGGCCGCCGCCAACACCTCGGCCGGCGGCATGAAGAAAGCCGGGATCGCGTTCGACGAGCTCAAAGAATCCGCCGGCGCCCAGTTGCTCCCCGTGTTGGGTGAGGTGGCGAAGGTGTTCACCGACAAGGTGATCCCCGCCGGCGAGTCGATCGTGAAGTGGGCCACCGAGGAGTGGCCCAAGATCATGGCGGAGATCGCCCCCGACCTCGAGGACCTGCGCAAAACGTTCGACGAGGTGTTCACGAACCTCAAGACGTTCTGGGATGAGTGGGGCGAGACGATCATCCACGTCGCCGTCGACATCTTCCAGTTCTGGGTGCGGTGGATCATCACCGAGATCAAGGTGTTCTCCGCGATCATGGGCGCGGTCATCGACGTCGTGCAGTGGTGGTGGGAGAACTGGGGCACCAAGGTCATCACGGTCGTCGGGTGGGTGATCGACGCCGTCAAGTCCGTGGCCGACTGGATCGGGAAGGGGTTCGCGGCGGTCGGCTGGGTGATCGGCAAAGCGATCGACGTGTTCCACGGGATCGTCGACGTGTGGGACAAGATCAAGGACGGCGTCGGTAGGGGCGTCGATTTCGTGCGTGACCTCATGGGATCGTTCGGGGACCGGATCCGCGACGCCCTGGGCGGGGTGGCCGACATCATCACGAAACCGTTCAAGGCGGCGTTCAACGCAATCGCCGATCTGTGGAACAACACGATCGGCAAGTTGTCGTTCACGTTCCCCGATTGGATCCCGGGGATGGGGGGGCACACGATCGACGTCCCCGACATCCCCCGGTTCTCGACGTTCGGGGCCCTCACGATCGTGATGCCCCCGGGCACCGACGGCTACGACGTCTCCCGCCAGCTCGCCACCTTCGAACGCAACGTCGCCCCCGTCACCACCGCGGTCGCGGTCCGATGATCGCGTGGCCGCCGATCACCCCGCCGGCGCCGGGCACGGCGCTGGGCGCCGACCTCGTGCACCTCACCTTCGCGCTACCGACCGCCCGGGACGTGTGGGACCGGGCCCGGTGGGACACCGCGACGTGGGACGCGCTCGACTACAACAACTTCGTCGACGCCTCCTGCGACACCCCCGGCGTCAGTATCTCCCGTGGCCGGTCCGATCCCCTCGGTCACGCCGCCCCCGCCACCCTGGCCTTCGACCTCGACAACCCCACCGGGGTCTACTCGCCATGGAACACCGTCGACCGCAACGGCGCCGACCTCGGCGCCCCCGTCTTCGGACCCGACATCCCCGTCCAGGTCGCCACCGCCACCGGACCCCTCGCCACGGGGTGGGTGCGGACCGTGACCGAGACCGACGACGGCGGCGAATCCACCGTGAAGGTCACCGCCACCGACGCGCTCTCCTTCCTGGGCGACGCGAACGGGTTCGAGCAGGCCTCCCAGGGCGGCGGCGAACGCGCCGGGGCGCGCCTCGCCCGGATCGCCAACACGGCCGGCGTGCCCGCCCTGGTCGACCGGTCTTTCGCTACCGGGACCGTCGGGTTGCAGGCGACGACGTTGGCGAAGGGCGCGCTCGAAGAGGCCTGGCTCACCGCCGACTCGGACGGCGGGGTGTTCTGGGCCACCAAGGACGGGACGCTCCGCTACGTGGATCCGCCGGGGCTCGAGGCCCCCGAGTTCACCGAGCCCGCCGCCCACTTCTCCGACACCGGCGAGGACCTCTGCCCGATCAGCTTCACGATCCGCTCGAGTCGGGACACGGTGAAGAATGTCGTGGCGGTGGCCGCCGCCGGGGGGACCGCGCAGACCGTGACCGACCCCGCCTCGGTCGCCCGCCACGGTGCCCGGTCGACCCAGCGGTTCGACCTCATCCACCAGGGCGGCGACGCCTACTCCCTGGCGCTGGCCCGGGGGATGTTGGATCGGCTCGCCCACGCCGACCTCGCCATCACCCCGATCGACGGGGTACCGACCGACGACGAGGTCTTCTACGCCGCCGCCCACGCCCTCGACCTCGGCTCGAGGGTCGAGCTCACCCGCACCCGGTTCGGCCAAACCCTCCACGCCCTGGCCACCGTCGACGGCATCGCGCATTCGATCACCCTCGACCAGTGGACGATGACGATCCGCTGCTCACCGGGCCCCCAGACCATGGGCTACTCCCACTGGGACACCGCGCTGTGGGACCTCGACTACTGGGACCGTCGACCCTAAGGATCTCCTCATGCCCCTCGTCCCCCACGTCGCCTCCGGTCAGATCGTCGCCTCGACGTGGGGCAACCTCGTCGCCGACCACGTCGTCATGCGCTTCACCACCGCCGCGCAGCGGACCTCCCAGTTGACGGCACCGATCGTCGGTCAACTGACCAGCCGCGACGACGCCCCCGGCGTGGTCGAGTACTGGACGGGCACCGCCTGGGCCCCGACCGTCCCGCCCCGCGAGTTGGCCTACGCCCAGATCACCGCCAACAAGTCGATCACCACCTCGGGAGCGGTGGGCGGCGATGCCGTGGTGTCGGCACCGGCGACGGTCTTTGACGGCTCCCCGGTGATGCTCGAGTTCTTCAGCCCCGCCGTGACCCCGGCCGCGATCGCGGCAGCCACGGTCCAGCTGTTCCTCTATGAAGGGGCGACCGTCCTCTCGACCTTCGCGGTTGTCTCGAACCCCGCCGCCGGGCAGTGCTACGTGCCCGTCTACGCCGCCCGGCGGTTCACCCCCACCGCCGGCAGTCACACCTACTCCGTGGGAGCGTTCCGGGAGCTCGGCAACGGGACCGTGGGCGCCGGTCCCGGCGGCGGGCTCGGCCAGTACGTACCGGCGTTCATTCGCATCACGAGGGCCTCATGAGGTGGATCCGTTCTCCGCGGTCGCGCTCGGGCTCGTCGCCCTGGCCGTCACCGTCGCGGTGTGGCGCCACCGCCGCGGTGGCCTGCACCTCGACGTGCGATTGTGGTGGGGCGACCGCGACCCCGGCGACGAAACCGGCACAACCCCTGGTCACGAGCACCCCTCAGATGAGTAGACGAGGTGATACTCATGCGTGAGTTGACGTGGTTCCCGCTCCTCGAGCCCTACCCGAAGACGTCGGGGTACGGGCAACGCATCGACCCGATCACCGGCTCGGCGGGTTCGTTCCACGGCGGGGTCGACTACGGCGCCCCCTACGGTGTCCCCCTCGTCGCCCCCTACGACGGCAACGTCACCACCGGCTACGAGTCCGGCGGGGCCGGGAACTGGTTGTGGGTCGACAACGGGCCCGACCGGTTCAAGTCGTTCCATCACGCCGACTACGCCGTGCGGGGCGGGTGGGTCGACGCCGGGCAGGTGATCGCCTACATCGGCTCGACCGGCGCCTCGACGGGATCCCACGCCCACCTCGAGTTGTGGGAGGCCGGCACCCGCATCGACCCCACCGGCTATCTGGACCGCGCCCCACTGCTGGGCTACCCGCCACCGGGAGGTGGAGATGAGATGACCGAAGACGACTGGAACCAGATGCGAGTGATCCTCTCGAACTCGCTCGTGTCCAAGTTCGCCACCCACTCGACACCGAGGGTGTTGTTCACGGATAGCAACGGGCAGTTCACGGTGGTGATGACCGACGGCGGGCCCCGCCGGTATGTGATGGGCTCGCCGGCCGAGGTCACCCTCGCCCAGCGCACCGGGCTGCTGGCCCCGCAGAAGCCGGAGAACCCGCCCGCGGCGTGCCCCTCGGCCATCGACGTGGGATCCCTCACACCCGAGGAGCGCGAGGTGCTCTACTCCTACCCCACCGTCTGAGGGTATACTCATCTCTTCATGTACTCAGATGAAGGGATGTTCCTATGACCGGTCCTCCGGTGATCGTGGTCGGCAACGTCAAGGGCGGCACCGCCAAGACGACGACCGCCGTGCAACTCGCCCTGCACGCCGGCGGCGCCGGCAACCGCACCCTGCTCATCGACGCCGACCCGGGCGCCACGGCGATGTCGTGGGTGACGAGGGCCGGCGAGGACTGGCCCCACGCGATGGTCCCGGCTATCGCCTACCACGCCCCCGACCTGCCCCGCCGCCTGGGTGGCCTGGCCGAGGGCTATGACCTCGTGGTCATCGACACCCCCCATGACCCCGCCGGCGGAGCGAGGGTCGGCGCCATGCTCGTCGCCGCCATCGCCGTGGCCGACCTCCTGGTGGTGCCCTCGGCGCCGAGCGGGGCGGACCTCGACCGCCTCGAGGACCTCCTCGGCGCCATCACCGCCGAGGAGGCCCGCCGGGACCTGCGGTGGGCGATCGCGCTGACCCGGGTGGACGGGCGCCGGCGGGGCCTGGCCGAATGGGTCGCGGCGGGCCTCGACCACCGGGGCCTGCCGGTCCTGCCCGCCACCGTCGCCGTCCCCGAGCGGGCCGCCGTCGAGGACGCCTTCGGATCCCCCGCCGTGCTCGTCGAGTACGAACCCCTCGCCGGCACCGTGTTGGAGATGCTGGCCGAGACGACCGGGGTGAGGGCATGACCGCCCGCCGCGCCGCCGCCCACGCCCCCCGGCCCACCCTCCCGCCGGCGGCCACCGCCCCCCGCCTCAAGCGGCTCAACGTCGACCTGGTCGAGGGCGACCACCGGGCCCTCAAGATGTGGGCGGCCGATGGCGGGGTCGACGCCTCCCAGCTCGTGCGGGCCATGCTCGAGCTCACCCGCACCAAGCCTGAGTTCGCCGATGAGGTCATGGCGCTGGCCCAGGCCCTCGCCGAGGGCGGCCGGGGAGCGCGGCCATGAGGGTCGGCGGAGGGCCCCCGGTGATCTCGGTCGACCCCGTCGCCGACGAGCTCGCGATCGTGGCCATACAGGCGACCAAACGGGGCGAGGACGTCGTGATGGGTCTTCTCCAGCGGCCCGGGGGGATGAGCGTGGCCGTCATCCACGGGTCCCAAGACGGGCTCGAGGCCCTGGCCGAGGCGATCCTCGGCGCGCTGCGCCTGCTCGAGGTGGCGCCGGAGGGCTCGGTCGATTACGTGGCCCGGATCGGCGAGCCCCGCCCCTGAAGCTGACACCGGGCCCGGGTCAATACGGGTGACGGATCGTTGCCGGGCCCGGTGTCTCTTGGCGAACCGCGATGCTACATCCTCAACCGCGGATCATGCTTGGCCACGCTTGACGTAAGAAAGGTTATGGGCGGCAAACGGCCGCCCGGTGAAGGGCGGCCGTGTCGTGCAACCTCGTGCGATGCCTAGGAAAGGCCCAGGCTAATCGGGGTTCGCCTCGGCCTCGAGGCCCGGCCAGATGGCGCCGCACGGGACGCACTGGCGCCGCCGCGTGTGGCCGCCGTCGAGCGACACGGCAACCCACCTCTCAGAACGACACGTCGGGCACCGCTCGACGTCGGTCTCCTCGGGCTCGGCCAGCTTGAGCAACACGCCCACCGCCAGGCGCCGCCAGCCACAGGCCCGGTACACGGCGGCCGCCGCGCTCACCGGCTCGTTCGCCTCGTCCTCGAGCCTCGCGATGCCACGCTCGAACGCGTCCGCCGTGCGCACCGTGAGCGCGGTGATCACCGCCCAGATGTCGTCGAGCTCGTCGGAGATCACCTCCGCCTCGGCCAGGGTGTCCTCGGCCAGCTCGAGCCGGTTCACGAGCTGCTGGGCGATCCGGTTCGTGGGGCCCAGGCCCTCTAACACGGTGCGCATCACGGTCGCGGCGTCGGCCATCCCGGGACGGTAGCAACCCTCAGGCACGGTTCAGGATCCGGGCCCAGGCATCTGTAACACCATGCAACTACGGTGCCAGGATGGACTACGCGCCATGACGCGCACCGACCCGGATCGACGAGAGGTATTGCACCCTCTCTCGCCGCCCGGGTCGGCCAGACCAGTCCCTATTCCCGCCGCTAAACGAAAGCAGGTGACCTCGCGTGCACTCTAGAACAACACGCCTCCGTCTCCACAACGGTGGGCTCGCGCCCGACCCGTTGCCGACCGCCGAGCAGCTCCGCCTCGGCGAGAACAACCACCCGCAGATCCAGTACCGCCAGCGGGCGGTCGCCGCGGCCGTGAGCGCGGGCACCTACCGGGGCCGCGACGGCCGCTCGCACCCCTTCCAAGCGCGCCACCGCGAGCTCATGTGGTGGCTCTGCGCGTACGCCGACAAGCACGGCGAGGTGCATCCGCGCTTCATCACCCTCGGCGGCCTGGCCGTCGAGCTGGGCCGCGGCAAGGACAACGTCAACACCGACGCCCGCCAGCTCGAGGCCGCCGGGCTCATGTGGCGCCGGCCGCTCACCACCTCGACCGGGGCCGCGTACATCTACGTGATCCCCGGCATGGCCGCCCCGCTCGACGACCGAAAAGTCGTCCACAAGCGGCCGGGGGGGTGAGGTGCTGGGGCACCTCAGGGGTGAGGTGCTGGGGCACCTCAGGGGTGAGGTGCTGGGGCACCTCGCTTATAGGGAGACCACTACGAGACCACTACGAGACGGCTGGCGCCCGGTAGCGCGGCGTTACGTCAAGAGGACTGTGGATGAGCGAACGCGGGCGCTAAATTCTGAAGCGTGGTTCAGGATCAGCTCTTCGATGTGCGGGGTCATGCGATCCGCTCGGCGCGCGACGCGATCCGCCGCGCCCGGGAACAGTCGGGCACGGCGCTACCGAAGGTGCATCCCTCTTCGATGTCAGACCGCCCGCGTACGATTCCCGTCATGACCGGGGGCCGCATGGCCGAGGCAGCCGCACCGCACGGCACCCGGGCGCGGTACAACTCCCGCACCCGCCCGTGTCGGTGCGGGCTCTGCCAGTCGGCCAACGCCCGGTACATGATCCGGTACCGCGAGGCCAAGCGACACCCCGGCCCGCCCCTTCCCCTTGCGGGCCGGGACGTCGCCGTCGTCGACGTC